TTAATCAGGAGCGAGCCAGGCACTTAAAGGCTGCACTTCTTTTGTTATTCCTTGAGTAAATTCTTTAATTTTATAAGCGGCGCTTTGAAAAAGAATATAATCACATGTGGATTCTAACGCCAAATAAATTTCTCTTGAAGTTGCACAACTATAGAGAAGCGCGACTTTTATGTTTCTCTGGTCATTTTTTGCTTCAACGGTAATATACTCGCCTTCTTTTATTGGGTCTTCAAAGTTGTAACATTGCCATCCTTTATTTTTAAGGTTTGCAATTACCTCTTTATCCATCCTTTCACTCAGTATTCCAGCTCGTAAGAGCCATCCATCATCTGATGCTGTTGATGTATGAGGAAGCCCCTCTCTGGCTTGAATTGCTGCAATAGCCATTTTTTTATGAGCCTGTAGCTCTAAACATGCTAATATTTCCAAATGAAGTGATTCAGAATTTTCATCATAGGAGGGTCTGAAAATACTTAGTTTACTTCCTTTAACCGCAAAACACTCTACAAAAGCTAATGCTTGAATAAGGCCAATAGCTCTAAAGAAATTAGTTTTATGATGCCAGATATTAGACAATGAATGTGCAAAGTGATGTCTATTGAAGCCGGAATAATTAGTATAATTATTGGTGTCTGCATAGAAACTCTCAATAAGCCAATCTCTTATTGTTTCTAATATTAATATTCGTTCATTCGTCGTGATTAAAAATGTTTCTTCACAATATTCTCTTGGAATCCAGTCAGCATTATGTATATCCATCAGGAGTGCATTTAGGCAGGCATTATCAATGCACTTGTTCACATTACTAATGGTATCAGAACGTCTACTTTGTACACCAAGAATGCTTCTTATAATGTCTTCAATAATTGGTATCAGCGAGGCTGTTGCTGATACCTGCATGCCGCTGTAGAACGCAAGAATTGCCTCCCTTATAATTGGTAGGTGCTTGTTAAAAGAGGATGATTTAGGTAGCACTTGCATAGTGATAGGAATAATTGTAGATAGATCGTAAATTTGAGGAAATGCATAATCGAACATTTCCTGAAACTTGAGTTTATCATAATGTTTACGGGTCTTTGGTGTTGCCCCTGTGAATTTGAAAGCATCATGAAGTTTTAAATTATTAATATATACAGGAATAAACCAATCAACAGATTTCCAAAACTCTCGTATGTTTTTTGTCGGCTCTATATTTGATTGGTAATGTGTTACGTCTTCTATTTTAGTTCTTGGTAGTATGATTGTTCCAATGTCGCTTTTAAGTAGTACACCTTTCATTATATGTTGATAACCAAAATCAACCTCTTTTATTTCTAAAATTGATATACCCTTTCTTTGCGCTCTCTCTCTTATATCATCCAAGCTGATGTGAGACATTAGACCTTGATTTTTTAACATTAACCAAAGACCTTTAAGCTTAGGGTTTAATCCAGATTCATCGAGGTACATGTTAATTCTCTTTAAAAGATTATTGTTTATTTAGTGGGTTGAGTTTGACTGCGTCTTCTAAGTGATCTGGGGCAAAATGAGCATAGCGCATCGTCATTTTTATGTCAGTGTGGCCTAGCACGCGTTGTAAGACCAGAATATTACCGCCATTCATCATAAAATGGCTGGCAAAGGTGTGGCGCAAAACGTGGGTAAGCTGTCCTGCCGGTAGTTCGATGCCTGTTCTTTCCAGAGCTGACCGGAACGCGCCATAACAATCACTAAATAACCGATCCTTTTTATCATCAGGCAGAGACTCGTAGAGTTCTTTGCTGATAGGAACGGTGCGGTTTTTTCTCCCTTTCGTGTTGGTGTATGTGATTTTGTATTTCGCAAGCTGGCTTTTTTTCAGACTCTCAGCCTCAGACCACCGGGCGCCAGTGGCGAGACAGATTCTTACCACGGTTTCTAAATCAGGGTGGTCATGCCGTTTACACTCTCCGAGCAGTTGCGAAATTTGGTCGTGAGTTAGCCAGGCCATTTCCATTTCTTCTGTGCGGAATGGGCGCATATTTTTCAGTGGGTTTTCACCCTTCCATTCTCCGAGGCGGTTTAGCTCATTGAATACTGCCCGGAAGTAGGCCAGCTCAAGATTAAGTGTGCGAGGCGATACCTCTTTCACTCTGTTTGAACGAGCATACTCACCTTTTAACCGTTTTTCTCGGTAGCGGGAAAACAACTGCGCATCGAAATCGCGTGTGAGTGGTTCGCCCATACACTCAAAAGCATGGTGCATGGCTAACTGACGTTTTAAGCCGTCTTTCAGTGTAATGCCATGAGCGCTATACCATGAATCAACCAGTTCTTTTAGCGTGCGCCTGTCTTCCTTTTCTTCCTGCCACGGGTTTTGAACGGTGTATTGCTCAAACGCCAGAGCCTCGCCCTTAGTAGCGAATTTTTTTCTGATACGTTTGCCTTTTGCGCCGTTTGGGTAGAGTTCACAAATCCAACCGCCAGCCGGATTTTTACGCACGGTCATTAGTTAACCTCGCTGTATACACCCATCACGCGACCTAATGCTTTAATGTCATCAAATCCACATTCAAAGGGAACCTTGCCCCCTGCTACATGTAGTTTTCTACCAGGCAATTTTGTTAATTCTCTAATGCTAATAGCACCTTCAATATCAACGAGCCATTCTCCATCTGAAAGGGATGCGTCTCGTTCGATGAAATGGAGTTTTCCGTCAGCGTAGACGGCAATTGGATTTGTAAGCGGCTTGCTAAAGAACTTGCCAGCAATACTCAAATCGCCATCACTAACCAGAGACTCTTCACTTAATGTGAATTTCTCCACATTTTGGGTATCGGTATTCATGTTGCCGGTTGTAGGTGACCCTTTGCCGGTGAGTAGCCAGGCGAGATTTGCGCCAGTTTCTAGGGCGCAATGCACAATAAAGTCATAAGAAATGGAATCGCGACTGTACCTGTTAGCAAGAGAGCTTGATGCAATTTCGAAGTGTCTAGCTAATTGAATTTTCTGAGAAAATCCGTAAGCCTCGCAAATCCTGTCCAGCACTTCTTCATTGTTTAAACCAAGACCTTCAATTCTCATGTAGCTTTAACCTATTTACAAACTCCACTTTGGGAGTTATGTTAAGCCTAAACCTAGGCAATTAATGGCGAACGTTGGCAAACAGATGGCTATTAATTGCAATCTTTAGTAAAAGGGGAATCATGCAACATGGCTTCTGAAATCGCAATCATCAAAGTTCCCGCACCAATCGTTACTTTGCAACAATTCGCAGAGCTTGAGGGTGTTTCTGAACGCACCGCCTACCGCTGGACAACCGGCGATAACCCTTGTGTACCAATCGAACCACGCACCATCCGTAAAGGCTGCAAGAAAGCAGGTGGCCCGATTCGCATTTATTACGCACGCTGGAAAGAAGAGCAGTTGCGTAAGGCGTTGGGTCATTCCCGTTTTCAACTTGTCATCGGCGCTTAATTCACTTTATGTGAATTGTAAGGATGCAACATGTTTGATTTTCAGGTTTCCAAACATCCCCACTATGACGAAGCATGCCGGGCTTTTGCGCAACGTCACAACATGGCGAAGCTGGCCGAGCGTGCGGGTATGAATGTTCAGACGTTACGCAACAAGCTCAACCCGGAACAGCCTCACCAGTTCACGCCGCCTGAATTGTGGCTGCTGACTGACCTGACAGAAGACTCAACCCTCGTTGATGGCTTTCTTGCGCAGATTCATTGTCTACCGTGCGTGCCGGTAAATGAGCTGGCTAAAGACAAATTGCAGTCTTATGTCATGCGAGCAATGAGTGAACTCGGCGAGCTGGCAAGCGGTGCGGTCTCTAATGAGCGCCTGACCTCTGCACGTAAGCACAACATGATTGAAAGCGTAAATGCTGGCATTCGCATGTTGTCATTGTCGGCTCTGGCGCTGCATGCGCGGCTTCAGGCTAACCCGGCAATGACAAGCGTTGTAGACACCATGAGCGGCCTCGGTGCCTCATTCGGTCTGATGTGAGGTGCTTATGTTGAATAATGAACCGTCATTCGCGTCTCTGCTTAAAAAGCAAAGTCCCGGCATGCACTACGGCCACGGCTGGATCGCAGGTAAGGACGGCAAGCGCTGGCACCCGAGCAACTCACAGGCTGATTTACTGGCTGGTCTCTCTACTCAAAAGCAGGGGGAATCATGGCTATCGAAGCTGTTTCCGCGACTGTTCCGCTAAAAGCGGGTGAACGTCTGGCCGGTCTCAATCATGTGGCTGAATTGCGCGCGAGATATTGGGGCGATAGCTGGGAAGAGGTTGAACGTTTTGTCGATCATATGCGCGATAAACGTGACCCACAATTTGAAGAAAATAATCGGGCGCTGGCCGCTATTTTCTTTCTGGCAAAAATCCCGGCGGCTCGTCATGAGCTCCAATTAAGTGAGCTGACTACTGACGAGAAAAAAGCGCTTATTACAGCGATGAATCATTTTCGCGCAGTGGTGAGCTTATTTCCAAAACGGCTAACAATGCCGAATTAATCCAAACAGAAATTTAATGGCGTAAACCCGCCGGGCTTCTTATTGCCCGAAATCAGGAGAATAAATTATGCGTAATACCGTAACCCATAGTTTTAATACAGATAGCGATGCGCTGGTCGTATTGCTGACTGATGTCAAAAAAGAAGAGCGTAAAGACCGCGCGCTCGCTGTTTCAATCCGTCTTGAGGCACTGGCGATACATATCACCAAAGAGGGGATGAGCGGTACCGAAGCCGCCGAACTGCTGCGCCGTGAAGCCACTCGCTTTGAGAATGAATCACAGGAGCTGCACTAATGGCCGACGCAATGGATTTAGCACAACTGCGCGAGCAGGAAGACCGCGAACGCCACATCAGCAACGCGCGTAGCCGTATCGCTGCACCTTCCCGTTTTCTCTGCGAAGAATGTGACGCACCAATCCCGGAAGCTCGCCGCATTGCGATTCCGGGGGTGGCCTTTTGCGTGACCTGTCAGGAGGTCACCGAATTGAAATCTAAACATTATCGGAGGGTATGACTTGGCGGTTCAATTCGCTTACCCGTGGAATGCTCCACGGTCGGCAATAGCCAGCCCATATCTTACCTATGACCAACAGCATCGCCGCGACCGTATGTTCGCGGCTTTGCTGCATGCGAGAAAAGTGCTTTCTCTCCAGCCTGAGTGTGTGCGTTTTGATGTTTATCGAACCGCTACGGTGCTGGAGCAAAATCAGGGCAGTCAACGAGCTAATGCCTTTTTAATCAGCTTTTGTAAAAAGGCATTACCGCGTCTTGAACTGGTCGCAAAAAAATACGAGTGCGTTGGCATCAACAGCAATGTATCAACCGCTGTTTTCGGCGGTCATCTTGATACCCAGCTTATGCAATATCTGGCATCACGCATGGTCAATATGGTCGCCAGATTTAACCGACTCCCGGACATGTCCCGCGCCGATATTGACTTACTGGCCTCTGATATCGCTAATTTCATCCGGTCAGAGCTGGCCGACATTGATGACACCGGATTAAGTGAACTCAAAACGCTGTACACGTGGTACATGCAAGCTGGGATTATTTCCCTGCAATTCAATGTTATCCCGCCACATTGGGAGCGGGTGACAAAGAAATATGTCGGCGAGGACGAAATAGCCCCGGCTATCACCCGCATGTTTAACGATGTGTGGTGGCGTGGTCGTCTGCGGCGCATTGCGGCTACATGGCGCGAACATCTGCACATTGCCGTCGGCAATGTCAGCAAAAAAAGACACGCATACGCGAGTAAAAACTGCGTGACTGACTGGCGCGAGCAGAAGCGCCGCACGCGTGAATTTCTCAAGGGGCTGGATCTCGAAGACGAAGACGGCAACCGCATCAGCCTGATTGAAAAATACGACGGTTCGGTCGCTAACCCTGCGATACGCCGCTGCGAACTGATGACCCGCATCCGTGGGTTTGAAAATATCTGCAATGAGCTTGGATACGTCGGGGAGTTTTACACCCTGACTGCACCGTCTAAATATCACGCCACGACTAAAGCGGGATACCGTAACAGCAAATGGAACGGTGCCAACCCGTCGGACACGCAAAGCTATCTCACTGGCCTTTGGGCGCGTATTCGCGCCAAGCTGCACCGGGAAGAAATCCGCATTTTCGGCATACGTGTTGCCGAGCCTCATCACGACGGAACGCCGCACTGGCACATGCTTATGTTCATGTTGCCGGAAGATGTCGAGCGCGTGCGTCTCATCATCCGTGATTATGCGTGGGAGGAAGACCACCACGAACTGAGAAGCGATAAAGCCAAAAAAGCGCGCTTTCATGCCGAGGCCATTGACCCGGAAAAGGGCAGCGCTACCGGCTATGTTGCTAAATACATTTCGAAAAATATCGACGGTTATGCTCTCGATGGTGAAACCGATGATGAAAGCGGTGAGCTGCTCAAAGAGACCGCCCCCGCCGTTTCAGCATGGGCGGCGCGCTGGCACATCCGTCAGTTTCAGTTTATTGGTGGTGCGCCGGTGACGGTCTACCGTGAGTTGCGTCGTCTCGCTGATACAGAGACTGCGCACGGTCTGAGCGTTGAGTTTGCCGCCGCCCATGATGCAGCCGATGCCGGTGACTGGGCTGGCTACGTTAATGCGCAGGGTGGTCCGTTTGTTCGTCGCGATGATTTGCAGGTGCGCACGCTGTATGAACCGCGCGCCGAGTTTAACCAGTACGGTGAGGAAACCGTCTGCATCCGTGGTGTGTACGATTCCGCTGTCGGTGCTGGCACTCCGATTTTAACCCGGCTAACGCAGTGGAAAATTGTGCCGAAGCGTGCCGTTGATTTGGCCGTTGACGTTAAGGGCGCTTCTGCGCCCTCTCGGAGTTCTGTCAATAACTGTACGGGAGGCGAAAGCGAACCACCGGAGCTGGATTTATCCAAATCGTTGAGTCGAAGTGAAAGGCGGAAGCTAACGGCCAGACTCAGGGACAAAAAACGGGTCACCAGGCGTGATTTTGTCCACGGAACGGATAAACAAAGCGCTGCCATTGACAGAACACTAGACGAGATTCAGCTCACGACCGGCGAAACCATCAGCCGGGGTGAGGCTCTGCACCTGATGGCCGGAGGAAAAAGTTGCATAAACGGCAAATGGTGCCGTGGTTCATCAAACGGTGATATTTTCCCGGCAGCACCGCCACACCGGGCGAAGTCCAGACAAATCCTAAATCGAGTTGCGGGGTTAGCGTCAGTTACTAAGTTGAGACTGTAACTAATTCATATCCATATCATGCACATACGTCATTTTGTAGCGTAACTTTTTTCTTTCATCTGTTTATCGATACGTGGTACTGTATATTTATACAGTGCCACGTATTGGAGGTTGTGTGGATAGAGAGTTAAACGAGCAAGTCATGATTGAACGGGTCGAGATGATTGCGCGTCTGACGACAGAGGGTGTTTGTCAGGAAAGAGATCGTGAAATTGCTTTGAATTTAATTGCGGAAATTGCGAGAGGGAACTTGATGAAAAACAACTCTTTTTCAGTTGTTTTCGCTCCCGCTCCTGTTGAACAAAGATTAAAAAAAGGGGCGAAGTGAAGGTTAACATCACGTTGGATAAAGACCAAAAAATCGGGCAGCAAGTTGTCGATGCTTTTCAGTTCGAGTTGACCCGACGCGTACAATCAATTTTTCCATCAACGAGAGTAACGGTAAAAAAAGGTCAATGACAGGAGTAGAACTGGTTGGGTTCGACCAGGAGTCAGACCGAGAAGCGTTGGACGGTATCCTTCAGGAAGTATGGGAAGATGAGAGCTGGCGTTAGTTCCTGAAAAATGTACAACCATCGACGCCGTGTTTGATAGCATGGGGTTGTTTTGTATGGGGATTACACATAAAGGAAAATCATGGATATCGTAATAGCATTTTTATCTTTGGCACTCTTTATTGCTTTTATCGTGGGTTTAATCAAGCCGTCTCTGGTTCGGATGCCGAACCGTAAGCGCTCCAGTGCGGTTTATCTCGGTGGCTGTCTGGTGCTGGGTGTAATTGGCTCAATCTTATGGCCGACTGAAAAAAGTCAGCCAGTGGCAAAAACTGACGTAACGGTGGTTAAAGCAGAACCGGCTAAACCAACGTTTGAGTATGCAGATAAAACCCTCAAAGATTATCGCAACGAGCCAAAAGAAACCCGGCACGATATCGTTAAAGACTATGTCGGCTTCAAAGGTGTACCGGTCAGCTCTGCTGATGCGTTTTATGCCTGTATGAGTGAGTACACTTTTACTAAAGATAATGCATTAAAGCTCGGTGATGTGTTGGGGTGGTGTTTCAATGACTTCGAGAAAGAGCCGAAATCTCTAAATAATAAAATCAACCTTGACGTATTTCAGGGTAATTTTAGCGGTTGGGATGGCTCCTATCGTCCGTTGGAAAAACTAATAAAATCGAACATGAATGATGATTCGTCTTACAAGCATGTTTCTACCGTCTATCATCTGATTTTGAACAAAGACCCGCATGCCATTGTAAAAACCACGTTTAGAGGTACAAACTCATATGGCGCAGTTGTAAAAGAGACTATTGCCGCTCGCGTCGATGTCAGAACGGGCGAGATTGAATCAATAATCGAAAATTAACCAAAACGTCGCCAGCTCTGAAAGTACCTTTCTGGGCTGGCGGGGTTGAACAACGAGCTACGCGAGGCGTTAGTTAAAAATTTGTCTTGTAGTAGTTTTAAGGAGGGTTTTGAATGTTGAGTATTATGGCTATAGATGTCAAAAAATATCTTGAGATGTTTGATATAAAGAGAACACCAAGTCATACAATTAGCTTAATGTTTGATAAAGCAATACATTATGATATGTATTCAGTTTATATTAAAGATGAAAATGGTGATGATTATCTTTTTGATAGATACGTCAATGGCGAAATAAAAGCAAGGAAATGGGATCAGGAAAATAGCATTTTTCAAATTGACTCTATTCTCATGCCTGAGCGGCTTAATCCAGATTCATTTTCAGGAATTTATTATTATCACGCACATGAGTTAAAGTTTACTTCCTTAAATGATTTAAGTTTTTTTAGGGTTTTCAAATTCAAAAGAAATGCTGATTATGAAAACAAAAAGCTGAGTCGTGAAAAATTCCTGTATCGTCAGCGTAAGCAAGAGATTACTGATGCTATGACTGTTTTAACATCTGTTGTCAGGATTTATCGTGAGCAGCAGGGAGATAGACCATTCAGCGAGATACTTATAATGACTGACGTTGCAGGGAAATTATGGGTTTATCATGATAATCAGGCAAGACTTAGAAAAGAGCTTGGTCTATGCCTTGATTCGCTAGTAGAAAATGGCGACCTTTCAAAGACTCCAGAAGGGTATAAACCTACCGGAAAAGCAGTCAATACCCTTGCTAACTTCAATAAAACCGAGCAACGTTACAAAGAGAATATACGCAGCCAACAAATTATGATGTTGGCAACTTGTTTTGCAGCTGCCGGAGGTGTAGGAAGCATGGTTGCCGCTTTTCTTGGACTGATAAAATGACATGTAAATATGTCGTTAGATTATTTGTATGAGGTGATAATAATCTCGAACACGAAGCGTGCATGCATTTAGTGCATCATTCTGCATGCGTGTTTATCACCCCTGCTATGACGATTATGCCAGAGCTGGCGCGGATCCAGAGTGGTCATGCACCTGCATTAATTCCGACTCACGAAGCGGGTAGGCGTGGCGGGGAAAGCATTGCGCGCCAGCGGTGGTGCGTAACAATAAAAATTATCGTCTGAGCGCGTCGTGATGGCGCGTTAGTGGTCGTTGTCGGTTCGTTGGTGGTTGGGTCTGGTTGTGCGCGTGTGGCGCGTCTGAGGCGTGACGGTGGCAGGGTATGAAAAAGCCGCCATGCTGGCGGCTTGGGGATGATTATTCCGGGTTATCGAGGGTGTAATTTTTAAACCTGATGACCTCCATGCCGAGCCAGTCGTTTACCTCCCTGAACCTGTCCTGCAGCGGCGACAGCTCGTTACGCACAAAGACCTTTGCCACCTTTTCAACATCGCCGAGTGAGCCGATATTCTCGGGCTTGCCGCCCATGAGCTGGAAAGGCACGCGGTGCGCGTCCATCAGGTCAGCGGCGCTGGCTTTCTTAATGTTGAAAAAGTCATCCTTTGTGGCGACCTCACTCAGCGGCACGATTTTTATACCGTCAGATTTTCCACCGGGCGCGTAGAAAAAAAGGTTTTTAAAGTTGCCGAGTCCCTTAGAGTTACGCATCGCTTCGCGTAGCGAGTCGACGTCGGTCGCGCTCTGCGCCGGGTCAGTCACATACATGATATAGCCCGCATGCGCGCCGTTTTTATAATACTTGAGGCGGAATAGTGTTGCGGCTTCATTCAGCCAGGCGGAATTAAGCGCGCTGAGATATTCGGGCAGGCCGTAAATCTCCTGATTAATGTCGGGCTCAAGCAGATGAAACACGGAATCAGGTGCGAACTCATGCGGCAGAGTGAAGTTTTCCACAAACCAGAAAATCGACTCGTCGACCCCGCGTCGGGTGTATTTGGCCGGTGAGGCCAGCAGTTTGATTAACTGGCCGGTGACGCTGTGGCGCTGCTCAAGAAAGGCATTGCCGAAAACCAGATAGTCGAGAGCAAAGCGGCTGAAATCCTGACGGGAAAGCAGCGGGTGCGGAATGTAGGTACTCGCGAGCACGTTGCGTTTAACGTAAATCGGTGAGCTGTGATGCACGGCGGCGCGCAGGCTCTTTGCCAGCCCGGAGAAACTGACCGGCGGCTCGTACCATTTGCCATTACTGATGCACTCGACATAATCCAGAATGTCGCGCTTATCAAGCACTGGCACCGGCTCGCCGAAAGTGAACGCCTCCATTTTTTGTGGGGCGCTGGCTCTTGGCTGCTGTGGCGCGCGGGCTTTCTGCGCAGCGGCTTTGCGGGATTTTTGCTTACCCATTAGTTGAACTCCAGAATAGATTTAGGCTGCATGCCGCTACCGGCAGAAAGCGGTTCGTTTAACAGGGCGTGCATGGTCGCCCATGCGATATCGGCGTGGCTGGCTTCCTCGGTGCGGCTGGCCTCGTAGGTGGTGCTGCGCCCGCTGCTGGTCATGGTTTTGCGGATGGACATAAACGACTGCGTAACGTCGGTTGCCCCGGCGTCGTACTCCAGACAGCCACGGCGAATGGTGTCTTTCGCCTTGAGTACCATTGCGGTTTTCATTTCGGGGGTGTAACGGATGCCGCGTGCCGCCGGGTAGAATGAGCGCACCAACTGGTAGACGCCGATGCCGAGGCCGGTCGCGTCAATGCCGATGTATTCGACGTTATATTTCTCTGTCAGCTTGCGGATCCCCTCTGCCTGTGCGGCAAAGTCCATGCCTTTCCACTGATGGCGCTCAAGCATGCGGAACTTGCCACCCGAGACCACCGGCGGCGCGAGCACGACGCATCCGGCACTGTCGCCGGTGTTTGACGGGTCGTAGCCAATCCAGACCGGGCGAGAGCCGAACGGATGGTCAGCGAACGGGGAAAAGTCCTCCCACTCTTCCATCACATCGACCATGCAGCGCTGCAGCTCCTCAAACGGGAATACCGACGCTTTGTCGTCGACAAATTCGCACATAAACAGGTTTTTAAAGTCTTCGGCGCTGTTTTCGCGTTTGAGCTGGTCAAGGTCAAACAGCGTGCAGCCACCGGCAAGGGCGTCCTCAATGGTGACAATCTGCCGCCACTGTCCATCGTCGCAGAGCTGACCGCCGGCAAGCGCGCTATGGCTGATATCGATATCGATACGCTCGGCGATACTGCTGCGCCCCTTGTTGAACAGCTCGCCAGACCAGAAGGGGTAAGCGCCATGCGCCAGCGTGGAAGGTGTCGAAAAATAGGTTGAGCGCAGGTGTTTTTGTGAGGCCATGTCCGAGGCGACTTTGCGCAGCTTCTGAAAATTCGGGATCCAGAATATTTCATCGACATACAGGTCGCCGTTATGGCTCTGCGCGGTGTTGGAATTGGTACCGAGAAAAATCAGCTTTGCGCCGTTGTTGCCGATAACAATCGGGTCGCCTGTCAGGTCGACGTCGACCAGCCGCGCAAACTGGATGATGTATTCGCGGAACACGTAAGCCTGCGTTTTACTGGCCGACAGAAATATCTGGTTATGGCCGGTCTTGAGCGCGCGCAGCAGCGCCTCGCGCGCGAAATAGAACGTCGCGCCAATCTGGCGGGATTTGAGGATGTCGCGAATACGGTGCACCAGCCCTGCGCGGTACCACTGCAACTGGTACTCGAAAGACTGGTCGAAAAATAGTTCCTCCAGTTTCTCGACAGCCTCATCGCTGAAAAAGTTCTTTTTCGGCTTTTTGCGCTCGCCCTTGTTGCGGTTGGCGACGTTGGGGTTAAGGTCGACCTCGTTGCCGGTCTGGCTGTAGCGGTTAACGCGCGCCAGTCGCTCAATCTGCCGCCCGAGCAGGTCAATCTCTTTGAAGTCGCCGCCTGATTTTTGCGGCTTGGCGATGAGCTGAATCAGCCTGGCCTCAAGGCTGCTTTCAACGCGGGAAATCGGTGCGATGCCGTCCCAGCCGTCGCGCTGCTTCCAGCTCTGCACGGTCGGGCGCTTGACCTGCAGCATTTCGGCAATCTGTGGCACGGAAAAGCCCTGCCAGTAAAGCAGCGATGCCTGTCGTCGCGGGTCATGCAACAAAGTTGTATCGGTGGAAATGGTCATTGATGCCTCGCCGTAGTGGATTCAGGGCAAGGCTACTTAATGGCCGTCGGTGATTCGCTAAGGTGCTGTTGTGTAGGCGGTTGTCCAGTCGTCATTGGTGGTCTGGCGTGTCCTGAGTCTGGAAACTGGCGTTGACCAGTAACCCCAACCTCAGGACTCCTGACAATGGCAAAAAAAGTCTCAAAATTCTTTCGCATTGGTGTCGAGGGTGATACCTGCGACGGGCGTATCATCAGCGCCAGCGATATTCAGGAAATGGCCGAATCGTTTGACCCTCGCGTCTACGGTTGCCGCATTAACCTTGAGCATATTCGCGGTCTCTTTCCAGATGGCGACTTCAAACGCTTAGGCGATGTGGTTGAGCTGAAAACCGAAAAGATTGACGACGATTCTGCGCTTAACGGCAAATGGGCGTTGTTCGCCAGAATCACCCCGACCGATGACCTGATTGCAATGAATAAAAAATTGCAGAAGGTCTATACCTCAATGGAAATTCAGCCGAATTTTGCCAATACCGGCAAATGCTACCTCGTCGGCCTTGCGGTCACCGATGACCCGGCGAGCCTCGGCACTGAATACCTCGAATTCTGCCGTAACGCGAAGCACAACCCGCTGCAGCGCTTTAAGGCTAACCCTGAAAACGTCTTTTCCGCTGCCACGCTGGCCGAGCTGGAATTTGAAGACGTTCCCGACACGGTGCTCAACAGTCTGGCTGATAAGGTGAAAGCCATTTTCAGCCGCAAACAGGTCAGCGACGATGCGCGCCTGAATGATGTGCATGAAGCGGTGACCACCGTCAGCGAGCATGTGCAGACCAACCTGACCGCGCAGGATAAGCGTATTTCCGATATGGAAACCGCGCTTGCCACCTTCAAACAGGAGCTGACCGGCAAGGTTGAAGAAACCAGCCAGGCATTTTCCGAACTGAAAATCACCCTCGATAAAACCGAAAGTTTCAGCCAGCCGCGACGCACAAAAGCCAGTGGCGGTGGTGGCGATGAGCTGCTGACCGACTGCTGATAAACCGCAGACCGAAACCGGGCGTCAATCCCGCCCGATGCTGTGACTAACCGATTAATTCAAACAGGAAATATTATGCGTCAGGAAACCCGCTTTAAGTTCAATGCCTATCTGACCCAGCTCGCCAAACTGAACGGCATCAGCGTTGATGACGTCAGCAAAAAATTCACCGTCGAGCCGTCCGTCACGCAAACCCTGATGAACACCGTGCAGGCGTCATCCTCGTTTCTGAAAACGATTAATATTCTGCCGGTTGCAGAAATGAAGGGGGAGAAAATCGGCGTCGGTGTGACCGGTTCTATCGCCAGTACGACCGACACCTCGGGCGATGATGAGCGTAAGACGGCAGATTTCACCGCGCTTGAGTCCAACAAGTACGAGTGCGACCAGATTAACTTTGATTTCCATCTGAAATATAAAACCCTCGACCTGTGGGCGCGCTTTCAGGACTTCCAGCGCCGTATTCGTGACGCCATTGTCAAGCGTCAGGCGCTCGATTTCATCATGGCCGGTTTTAACGGTGTCGCTCGCGCCGCCACCTCAGACCGCAGCAAAAATCCGCTGCTGCAGGATGTGGCCGTCGGCTGGCTGCAGAAGTACCGCAACGAAGCCCCTGCGCGCGTGATGAGCAAAATCACCGACGCTGACGGTAACATCGTTTCTGCAGTCATTCGCGTGGGTAAAAACGGCGACTATGAAAACCTCGACGCGCTGGTGATGGATGCTACCAACAATCTGATTGATGAGATTTATCAGGATGACCCGAACCTCGTCGCCATCGTTGGCCGTAAGCTGCTGGCCGACAAATATTTCCCGCTGGTCAACAAACAGCAGGAAAACAGCGAATCGCTCGCGGCAGACGTCATCATCAGTCAGAAACGCATAGGCAACCTGCCTGCCGTGCGCGTGCCCTATTTCCCTGCGAATGCTGTACTGGTGACCACGCTGGAAAACCTCTCTATCTACTTTATGGATGAGAGCCACCGCCGCAGCATTGATGAGAACCCGAAAAAAGACCGCGTTGAAAACTATGAATCGATGAACATCGATTACGTGATTGAAGCGTATGCCGCCGGGTGCCTGCTGGAAAATATCACCCTGGGCGATTTCACCGCACCTGCAGCACCGGAAAGCGGAGAGTAAGCCCATGACGAGTCCCGCACAGCGTCACATGATGCGGGTCTCGGCCTCAGAAGCCGCGCAGCGGGAAAAAGCCCCGCTGCGCCATGCAACCGCCTATGAGCAGATGCTGGTAAAGCTGGCCGAAGACCGCCGCACGTTAAAAAACATCCGTTCAAACGAGCGTAAAGCCGAGAAAAAGCGCGAGCTGCTGCCGTTCTATGCGCCGTGGGTCGCCGGTGTGCTGGCTGATGGCCGTGGTGCGCAGGATGACATTGTGATGACCGTCATGCTGTGGCGTCTCGATGCCGGTGATATCGCTGGCGCACTGGACATTGCCCCTTATGCGCTGAAATACGGCCTCACCTCTGACCATCGCCGCACGACGCCTTACATGCTGGTTGAGGAGGTGGCGCTTGCCGCACAGCGCCTGCGCGATGCCGGTGAGTCTGTCGACCTCGCATTACTGCTGACCACTATCAACCTGACCGACGGTGCCGACGTTCCCGATATGGTGCGCGCCCGTCTGCATAAGGTGACCGGCCTGACCCTGCGCGATGCCGGTCAGGACGCCGAAGCGCTGGCGCAGTTTCAGCGCGCAATGCAGCTCGACCGCAATGCCGGTGTGCGCAAAGCGATTGAACAACTGGAACGCGCATTAAAGCCAAAACCAGAAACGGCACCCCGTAAAACGACTAAACCGCGCACGCGCAAACCTGCCACCAAACCGGCGGCAAAGCGCGGGCGCCCACCAAAGGCGGTAAAAACCGCCGGTTAACTGAACGCTCCCCGAGCCGGGCGGCACGCCGGTCAAAGCGGGTTTTGACCCTGACGGCGACCGGCGTCCACCGCCCAACCTAACGAGGTTGTCATGACGACAGTGATACTGAATCAGCCCGATGAACAGCAGGACATTCCGGGCGTGGTGATTCCCGCCCCCGAGACGGGCGACGCAGTGATTAAAAACACGTTCTTTTTTCCTGATGTGGATCCGAAGCGGGTGCGCGAGCTGATGCGCCTTGAGCAGACGGTTTCCGATGCGCGCCTGCGCAACGCCATCAAGACCGGCATGGCGGAAACCAATGCGGAGCTTTACGACTACCGGCTGCGCCAGCTTGCCGCAGGGTTTAAGCGGCTGGTCGACGTGCCTGACGCCGAGGAAATCGACGGCGAGAATGTGCGCGTTTTCCACTACCTGAGCGCCGTAACGGCGATGACAACCGCCACCCTCTATGAGCGTTATCGCGGCGTTGAGGCTACCGGCAAGGGTGACAAAAAAGCCGACAGCGTCGAAACCACCATTGATGACCTGTGGCGGGATATGCGCTGGTCGGTTGCGCGCCTGCAGGATAAGCCACGTTGCATCGTGGGTCAGCTCTGATGAAAGCCTATGCGATGCAGGGCGATACCCTCGATGCGCTTTGCGCCCGGTATTACGGGCGCACTGAGGGCGTTGTCGAGACGGTGCTGCAGGCTAATCCGGGTCTGTCTGAGCTGGGCGTCATTCTGCCGCATGGCACGGCGATTGACCTGCCCGACGTGGCATCGTCACCCGTAACTGAAACTATCAATCTTTGGGAGTAACCATGACAGAAGGGGAAAAAGGCGTCCTGTCGTTGTTTTTGATTGGCGCGATGATTGTTGTCGGAAAAGTGCTGGCCGGTGGTGAGCCCATCACCCCGCGCCTGTTTATCGGTCGCATGTTGCTCGGTGGTTTTGTCTCGATGGTCGCCGGTGTCGTTCTGGTGCAGTTTCCTGATATGTCACTGCCTGCTATCTGTGGAATTGGATCCATGCTTGGCATCGCCGGTTATCAGGTCGTGGAAATCGCCATTCAGCGCCGCTTTAAATCGCAAAAGGGGGAGAGTGATGCCGGTCATTAATACTCATCAGAATATCGCCGCGTTTCTGGACATGCTGGCGTATTCAGAGGGAACGGCGACGCATCCACTGACAAAAAATCGTGGTTACGACGTCATTGTCACTGGCCTTGATGGCAAGCCGGAGATTTTCAGCGACTACAGCGACCACCCGTTCGCGCATGGCCGACCCGCGAAAGTGTTTAACCGTCTGGGCGAAAAGTCCACGGCATCCGGGCGTTATCAACAGCTTTATCGATACTGGCCGCACTATCAGAAACAGCTCGCATTACCGGATTTCAGCCCACTGTCGCAGGACAAACTTGCGATTCAGTTAATCCGGGAGCGTGGCGCGATTGATGATATTAAGGCGGGGCGTATTGAACGTGCAATTTCCCGCTGCCGCAATATCTGGGCGTCATTACCGGGTGCCGGTTATGGCCAGCGTGAGCACAGTCTCGAAAAACTGGTGACTGTCTGGCGCACGGCTGGCGGGGTGATGGCATGAAAATCCTGATAACGCTTCTTGTACTGGCCGTGCTTGGTCTGGTGTGGTTACGCCATGAGAACGGCAATTTATCCCGCGCCTTTGAGACGGCAAACCGCGTCGCGAGCGAGCAAAAGACGACGATTGGCATGCTGAAAAATCAGCTCAGTGTCGCCGGTCAGCTCGCCAGACGTAATGAATCCGCGCAGGTAGCACTGCGCGAACAGCTCGCAGAGGCCAGTGCAGAAGCCAGTCGCCGTGAGCAGACGATAACGAGGTTACTCAATGAAAATGAAGCCTTTCGCCGCTGGTATAACGCTGCTCTGCCTGATGCTGTGCGTCGGCTGCACACCCGCGCCGCCTGCGCCAGCGCCGGTGATTGTGGTCAACGGATGCCCGAGGGTGAGCCTTTGCCGGATGCCGGGAAGTGACCCGAAAACAAATGGTGACCTGAGCGCGGATATACGCCGCCTTGAGGGGGCGCTGACCGCCTGCGCGCTGCAGGTCAAAACCGTCAAACACTGTCAGGATGAACTCGATGCAGAAGCACAAAAGCCTGCGCAAAGCGCTGATTAACGCCGTGCCGCAGCTCCGAAATAACCCCGATATGCTGCGCCTTTTTGCCGATAACGGGCATACCGATTCCCGACTGGCGAGCTCGCTGTCGTTTGAAAAGGTGTACGTGCTTAACGTAGTGGTGACCGACTTCACCGGCGACCTCGATTTGATTTTCGTCCCGGTGCAGGCATGGCTGCGCGAGCATCAGCCAGACATCATGACCACCGACGAGGGGCGGGAAAAGGGATTCACCTGGATTATTGATATCAATAACGACGATTCGCTCGATATCAGTATCAGCCTGAGGCTCACCGAGCGCACGCTCGTCAAAGAGGTCGACGGCGCGCTGCATGTCAGTTATGCCCCTGAGCCGCCGCTGCCAGAGCCGGTGACGCGCCCGGTCGAGCTGTACGTTAACGGCGAACTTGTGAGTAAGTGGGATGAGTGAGTTAATCGCGCTGCAGGAACGTCTTGCCGGTCTGATTGCCAGCCTGTCACCGGCGGCGCGTCGGCAAATGGCGGCTGACATTGCGAAAAAGCTGCGCGCCAGTCAGCAACAACGCATTAAGCGACAGCAGGCACCCGACGGCACCCCGTATGCCGCGCGAAAGCGCCAGCCGGTGCGGAGCAAGAAAGGTCGTATTAAGCGCGAAATGTTCGCCAAACTGCGCACTAACCGCTTTATGAAAGCCAAAGGCAGTGACAGTGCGGCGGTGGTGGAATTTACCGGCAAAGTGCAGCGCATGGCGCGGGTGCATCACTACGGCCTCAAAGACCGGCCAAACCCTCACAGCCGCGACGTGCAGTACGAGGCGCGCACGTTGCTCGGCTATACACGTGATGATGAGCAGATGATAGAGGACGTCATTATCAGCCACCTCGGCAAATAAATATTCAGTGCTCTTTGATAGGAGCCAAAAGGATTGGTGTGGCTCCTATCTCAAGACGCTGAACTTTCATTGTAAGGTGAAATCAATGCCTAGTTCTTTTTTTGCAATGTCTAAAATATGCTCTGAATTACTCCAACCACCACAGCACTCAGGACTTAGGCATATTGTTAGACAGGTTATTTTGTTTTTGTTAATGCCTGTTTTTACTATTTTGAATAGTTCGGTGATATATTCATCATCAAGGAACTGAAAATACGCTTTCTCGGATTTATTAGTAAAGAAATAATCTAGATCGACATTGATGATTATCTTTTTATGATTGTCAATTGCGCTATCTAAATCCTCCAGAAGCTCATAAGGTTCAACCTCCGTGAAACAGTGTTCAAATGGATTGTCTGGATATGCTCCATCTTTGTGTGTGGCAAAGTAAATGCTTTCGATATTGTTTTTAATCGTGTCATCGGAAATGAAAAAAGATAAGTAATTATCCCAGCGTATCAGTGGTGTTTCTTCTCTACAAACCAAAGTCTTGAGCTCTAAGTATTCTTGGTGGGATTTTAAGTTGAATACCCCCGGAAATGCATTTTTATACGGAGTGTGTAAGGGTAATGTGTCATAGTGTCTATCGATGTGGAATAATGCAATATCATTTCCGGGTTTTAGTTTTTGCATCCAGCACCACAAGGCAATTCTATGATTGTCACTGATGTATATATCCTTATCCTGAATAAGAAAGTTTAAATTATATGCGCCTGATGAACCTTTTTTGGTTAGAGGGATTAGCCAATTCATAAGAACTCCTGTTGAAATTTTTTTGCCTAGCAATGCTAGCGCAAGAGCAAAGCTTTTCAAAGCGTTGTGCTATATCTGAAAGAGACGGACTAATTAGTAAATATCCCTCCTGAATCCCACAATAGTATCCATGAACACTCTCAACAGCATACAAGAACTTGCTCGTGCGATTCGCAACCTCATTCGCTCAGGTGTGGTGACAGAAGTCGACACCGCGCAGGGGCTTTGCCGGGTGCAGAGCGGCGGGATCCAGACAACATGGCTCAATTGGCTGACTACCCGTGCCGGTCGTTCGCGCACGTGGTGGGCTCCCTCGATCGGCGAGCAGGTGATGCTGCTGGCAATTGGCGGCGAGCTCGATACCGCTTTCGTGCTGCCGGGTATTTTCTCCAATGATAACCCCGCTCCGTCTGCCTCGGCGGATGCGTGGCATGTGGCTTTCCCTGATGGCGCGGTTATCGAGTACGAGCCCGAAACCAGTGCGCTGACGGTCAGCGGCATTAAAACTGCTGACGTGACGGCATCGGATTCCATCACTGCGACCGTGCCGGTCGTGCTGGTGAAAGCGGAGACCCGCATCACCCTCGATACCCCCGAGGTTGTGTGTACCAACAAGCTGACCACCGGCACGCTTGAGGTGCAGAAAGGCGGCACCATGCGCGGCAACATTGAGCACACCGACGGGAAATTTAAATCAAATGGCGTGCAGGTGGATGACCACGGTCACGGTGGCGTGCAAAAAGGCGGTAGCTGGACGGAGGGCACCCAATGACGGCTCGTTATCTCGGTATGAATCGCACGACCGGTGAGCGCATTTCGGATGTTGACCATATCAGCCAGAGCATCGGGGATATTCTGCGTACCCCCATCGGCTCTCGCGTCATGCGTCGTGAATATGGCTCGTTGTTGTCGCAGATGATTGACCAGCCTCAGACCCCGGCTCTTGAGCTGCAAATCATGGCGGCATGCTATATGGCCATCATGAAATGGGAGCCGCGTGTCAGGCTGACCAGTATCACCACGGCGCGACAGTTTGACGGGCAGATGGTCGTCGACGTGACTGGCCAGATTGCCGATACGGGCGAGAGCCTTTCCTTAACGATTCCTGTGAGTTGAACCTATGGCTGTTATTGACCTGAGCCAGCTCCCCGCGCCGGATGTGGTGGAAACACTGGATTTTGAATCCATCCTCGCCGAGCGCAAAACGACGCTGATTTCACTGTACCCGGAAGATGAACAGGATGCGGTTGCAAGAGTGCTGACATTTGAGTCAGAGCCACTGGTGAAATATCTGGAGGAGAATGCGTACCGTGAGGTGATTTTACGCCAGCGCATTAATGAGGCAGCACAGGCCGGAATGGTCGCCTATGCCATCAAAAATGACCTCGACCAGCTTGCGGCAAATAACAACGTTGAGCGCCTTGTCATCACGCCCGGAGACGATACCCAGATACCGCCAGTGGATGCGGTCATGGAATCCGACAGCGATTTACGCCAGCGCATCCCGGCGGCATTTGAGGGGATGAGCGTTGCCGGGCCGACCGGTGCTTATGAGTTTCACGCCCTGAGCGCCGATGGCCGCGTGGCGGACGCCTCGGCGAACAGTCCGGCCCCGGCAGAGGTCACTATTGCGGTGTTATCGCGGGAGGGTGACGGCACGGCGTCGGATGATTTATTGCAGAAGGTAAGCTCCGCCCTGAATGATGAGAGCTTGCGCCCGGTGGGTGACCGCCTGACAGTCGTCTCGGCTGAGATTGTTAATTATGCAGTCGATGCGGTGCTGTACGTGTACCCCGGCCCGGCAACTGAGCCGATTCTTGCCGCCGCCAGAGCGCAGTTAACCGCGTATATCACAGAGCAGCGCCGCCTCGGTCGGGATATTCGCATGTCAGCAATTTACGCCGCGCTGCATGTGCAGGGTGTTCAGCGTGTCGAACTGCGTGAGCCACTGGCCGACGTGGTGCTCAATAAAACGCAGGCTGCATACTGCACGAAAACCAGTGTCATTATCGGGGGCTCTGGTGAATAACTCGTTGATGGCGACAGGGTCGTCGGTGCTGGAACAGCGAGCCGCCGAAGCGTGCGCCGTCATCAGTGATTTATCCGTCCCGCTGCGTGACCTGTGGAATCCGTGGAAATGCCCGGTCAAATTTCTGCCCTATCTGGCGTGGGCTTTTTCCGTTGATAGCTGGGATGAGAACTGGAGCGAAGAAGAAAAACGAATCGCAACCAGTGAAGCATTCTGGCTCCATCAGCGTAAAGGAACGATTGCAGCAGTCCGCTTTGTGGTCGAAAAAATGGGGTATTCCATATCAATCGACGAGTGGTGGCAGGTTGCCGACCCCGCCGGAACTTTTCGGCTGGAAGTGGATGTGAATGACATTGGCATTACATCACGGATGCTGGATGAACTGACCCGCCTGATTAACGACGCAAAGCCAGTGAGTCGCCATATTTCCCGGTTTTCAGTCGCGGCAAGGGTGCAGGGAAATATTCATACAGGGTCATCGCTACACTGCGGGGAAATCGTCAGCGTGTACCCGGAAACGTATGAACCGGATGACAGCATTTTTTATAACGGCGTGATTTTTCACGATGGTAATTTTAGCTACAGGTGACATTTATGACGAACATGACAGAATCGCCATCGTGGGAAGACAGCATTGAGCTCATAGCCAGAAGCGAACGCGTTTCAGGCGGTCAGGATGGCGTTGCAAACCGGCCATTAAAAAAACTGGCGAACCGTACTCGGTACCTTAAAGAAAAATATGACGGGCTGAATACCGACCTTTTCGGCAAGGTTGAAGCGGTTAAAACCTTTGCCGGTGGTGCGGTGCTGAATTCTCCTCGTGATGAAATTCTCTACGGCGTGCTGCGTCTGGTCTGGACGGGAACTTTTCCGAAAGAAGTTGCTCCAGGTTCATCCCCGCAGACAACCGGCGGGGTTGGCGTCGGTGCATGGGCGTATACCTCAGATGCGGTTATTCGTCATGACCTCGCCTCTTATCTGGGCTCGTCCTTTATGGGGATGCCTGAGGGCGGAACGCTGTTTGACCTGCTGGGCGGCTGGGTCTGCCCGGAAATGTACGGCGCCACTGCCGGTGATGAATCCGCCGCGCATGCAAACTCAAAGGCATTCTACCGGCTTTTTGAAGTGCTTCGCCGCCGTGGTGGCGGGGTGATTTATATGAAACCCGGCGCGACATACTGTGTCGATTTTATCAATTTCGTCCCCGCCAATGTCAGGCTTTACGCCTGCGGCGCGACCATTAAACATATTAATCCCATCTCCGCTTTCGGGCGCGGCGGGCTGGTTATCGGTGGCGGGCAGGAGTGGAACTACGCGACAGCAAAAGCTGCGTATGAATCGGATACTTACCCGGCAGCGGTACGCGATGACACGCTGAAAGACCTCGCTATCGGCGATTATCTGGAATTCAATGAAGACCATGTGCAGGCGGAAAACGTTGATATCTATGATTTACGCATGGAAGCCACCTTTACCGACAGCACTTCATGGGGCGGCTATGCTATCAACGTCGCTAATGCGCGGCATGTCCGTATTCACAATCTCAGGGCGAAGGGCTGGACGCAGGCGTTTAACTTTGGCTCTGATGTTCACCCTTCCAGCCCGTCATGTTATGACGTGCGCATTTATAACCTGGTCGTGGAAGAGGCTGACCCTGTCAGGACGTATTACGCATTCGGATTTATCGCGAATTCGACAGAGTGTGAGGTGTGCGGCGCTACACTGCTGAAACCTTTGACGGCAGGTACACGTAACGGCTCCGGGCTGGCGGTGAATGCTGTGGAACGGTGTCGCCTTTCTGATATCAATATTCCTGACCTTGGCCGGACGGTATCCAGCGAGGGGGTGCTGATAAATAACGCCCGCGATATTTGGGTGGATGATGTGCGGGTGGGGAATGCGAAATCAGCGCTGTCCACTTTTTACTCCGTTGACAGTTATAACGACGCCAGTCATCGCAATATTATCGGGCGGGTCTATGCGAATAACTGCGACCAGGCCGTCGCCATTGGCGCAAAATATGCGGTTATTCAGGACGTGAAATCTGACAACTGCACGCAGGATATTTATTTCAGGAATATCAATGCGACCGGGAACATCCTGAAATTTGAACCGGGAAGAATGATTATCAGTGATTCCAGTGTGAATAAGCTGTACTGGTATCTGATTTATAACACCGTGAAGGGCTGGGCGAGGGAATACATCCGGGTCAGGCCCATTGATATGTTTCGGGGGGATTTCGCTAACCTGTATTCATGGGATACCAATAAATCAATCAAGATGAATACCGGTATCACCGCAGAGTTTATTTATAAGTTTCCGGGGCATATTAAAGCGCTGGATGCCGTCACGTTCATGGGTTATTTCAGCGCGGGGGCGCAGGTGGCTGCTGACCCCGCCCAGACCAACCCGGCGCGACCCTCTCAACTGACGGCAATGGTCAGGTATATGGCAACAGATGATTCGTCAACGTCGGAAGAACCCGTTATCCCGGCAAACGGAAGATTCACGGTGTCCGCCCTTACTCAGGGTGACGGAGATTTCATCAAAACTTATGACCTGCACGCGGAAGCGCTGGGCTTTCTGCCCATGACCGGTTCGGCTTACGGCGCGGATAATTCAATGGATATACGTTTTTCATTTGTGAATGGTGTGGCAGCTAACACCATGAAACATGTCATTTTCAGAGTATGGAGATAATTATGCAGGGTACTGATGCTAAACAGGCCGATACATTGTATCGGGGAATTATTGAGTATTACCGTTATTCCGGGCTGGGTATCACCGCTGCGCAGATTTCACAGCGGGATGCACTGATTGCGCAGAATGCCATTATTTGTGATGACTCGCTGGATGAGCGCGTGCTCCTTCTCCAGGACGAATATATTGCAGCGGAAGGCAATATGGATAAACAAAAACAGATTATTGAAGCCGTTATTTCTTTGCTGGCTGCGTAAAAAGTATTTATTGATGCGGTTCAGCCTGCGCCTGGCAGCAGGGGCTATCCCGACCCGAGCCGTAAATAATGAAACGAGTGGTGGTACAGAATGAGTAAAAAATTTCTATCCCTGGTCACAAAACAAGGTACGGAAGCCATCGCCGCCGCCATTGTAAACGACGAACGGGTCGCCTTTGCTGAAATGGCCGTGGGTGACGGTAACGGTACTGTACCGGTACCGGATGTAAACCAGACGGCGCTGATTAATGAGCTTTTCCGCACGCAGCTTAACAGTGTGAAAATCGTTGATGATGAGAAAAATATCATTGCGGCGGAAATGATAATGCCTCCGAACGTGGGCGGTTTTACCATCCGGGAGGCTGCGTTATTTGATGCCGGGGGTGTCTGCCTGGCTGTGGCCAGCGTGCCGGAAACCTATAAACCGCTGCTGGCAGAAGGTTCAGGGCGTTTTACGGTTTTGCGCATCTGGCTGACGGTCAGCAGTACGGCGAATATTGAGCTGACTGTTGATCCCGGGATTATACTGGCGACGGTAGAAGACGTTATTCAGGTCGGGAATGGTGCGAAGGATTACACGGATAATCAACTGAGTGAGCACGCGCAGTCCCGCAATCACCCTGACGCCACGCTGACTGAGAAGGGTTTTACAAAGCTCAGTAATGACACTAACAGCGAGGACGCTGACCGGGCGGCGACGCCGGCAGCGGTAAAAGCTGCGATTGCTCAGGCTATCCGTGCTGCATGGGAACTGGATAACCCCGTGGGGACGACACGATTTTTTAATCAGAACGTCAACCCGAATGAAAAGTGGCCCTGGTCACAATGGTTGTATACCGGCGAAAATAAAACGATCCGCGTCGGCAAAGCGGACGGTTCGGACGTCGGACAGACCGGCGGCAGTGATAGCGTCACGTTACAGAAGTCTAACCTGCCCGCCGTTCAGATTGATGTGAACGGGGAAACCAGTGAACAGGAAGAGCAGAAGCTGACGACCACGCGTGGCGGTGTTCACAATCATGGCGGGGTAGCCGGTAAAGATGACCCCTGGGAAATCGGCGGTGATGTGCGTCAGCTCTTTAACCCTAAAGAGCTGAGAGTGACAGATGATGCAGGAGAGCACGACCACGAAGTTACGGTACCGCCGCACAAACACTCGACAAGTGGCAAAACGGCAAACCTCGGAGAGGGTAAATCGTTCAGCGTGGTTGAAGCCCACACCCTGCTGATGTGCTGGAGTCGCGTCGCCTGACCCTTTGGCGGTCGTTCCCGTTGTGCTGTTCACACACCAACGGGGATGACTCGTCACCCCTTCCCCCACGATTGAAAATAATGCTCACCCTTAACCACGGAGTTAAACGGATGAGTGATTTTCACCACGGCGTACAGGTGCTTGAGATTAACGACGGCACCCGCGTCATATCCACCGTATCAACAGCGATTATCGGCATGGTCTGCACGGCCAGCGATGCGGATGCTGAGGCATTCCCCCTCAACGAACCGGTATTGATTACCAATGTGCAGAGCGCGATTGCGAAAGCCGGTAAAAAAGGCACGCTGTCTGCTTCCCTGCAGGCCATCGCCGACCAGTCAAAACCCGTCACCGTTGTCGTGCGCGTAGCCGAAGGTGTCGACGATGACCCGGATGCAGCTCAGGCGCTGACCATTTCTAACATCATCGGCGGAACGGATGAAAAAGGTAAATACACCGGTATCAAGGCGCTGTTAACTGCCGAAGCCGTCACCGGCGTTAAGCCTCGCATTCTCGGCGTGCCGGGCCTCGATACGCAGGAGGTCGCCACCGCACTTGCTTCCGTCTGTATCAGCCTGCGCGCGTTTGGTTATGTCAGCGCATGGGGCTGTAAGACCATTTCCGAGGCGATGGCCTATCGCGAGAATTTCAGTCAGCGAGAGCTGATGGTCATCTGGCCCGATTTTCTGTCATGGGATACTACCGCGAACGCTACCGCAACAGCCTGGGCGACTGCGCGCGCACTCGGCCTGCGCGCCTACATCGACCAGGCTGTCGGCTGGCACAAAACCCTGTCTAACGTGGGCGTGCAGGGCGTTACCGGCATCAGCGCGTCGGTCTTCTGGGATTTGCAGGCATCCGGCACCGATGCTGACCTGCTCAACGAGGCCGGGGTCACTACACTGGTGCGCAAAGACGGTTTCCGCTTCTGGGGTAACCGCACCTGCTCTGATGACCCGCTTTTCCTGTTTGAGAATTACACCCGTACCGCGCAGGTGCTGGCCGACACGATGGCCGAGGCGCACATGTGGGCGGTCGATAAGCCCATCACCGCATCGCTCATCCGTGACATTGTCGACGGTATTAATGCCAAATTCCGCGAGCTGAAATCAAATGGCTACATCGTGGATGGTGAATGCTGGTTCGACGAGGCATCGAACGATAAGGAAACCCTCAAGGCCGGAAAACTGTATATCGACTACGACTATACGCCGGTTCCCCCACTGGAAAGCCTGACCCTGCGCCAGCGTATCACCGATAAATATCTGGTGAATCTGACCGAATCGGTCAACAGCTAAGGAGCCTGAAAAAACATGGCACTTCCCCGCAAACTCAAATATCTGAACATGTTCAATGACGGCCTCAGCTACATGGGCGTAGTTGAATCCGTGACGCTGCCGAAGCTGACCCGCAAGCTCGAAAACTATCGCGGCGGCGGCATGAATGGCGCGGCGGCGATTGACCTCGGCCTCGACGATGATGCGTTAACCGTCGAGTGGTCTGTCGGTGGCCTGCCTGATGTGGCGCTGTGGGCGCAATATGCCGCGCCGGGTGCTGATGCTGTGCCGTTGCGTTTTGCTGGCTCTTACCAGCGCGACGACACCGGCGAAATCGTGGCGGTCGAGGTGGTCATGCGTGGCCGTCATAAAGAAATCGACGGCGGTGAGAATAAACAGGGTGAAAACACCTCGACCAAACTGTCGACCGTTTGCACCTACTACCGCCTGACGATTGATGGTAGCGACATCATCGAAATCGACACCGTCAACATGGTCGAGAAGGTGAACGGCGTCGACCGTCTGGAACAGCACCGCCGGGCAATCGGGCTGTAATTCCCTGACCGGTCAGCACTGCTGGCCGGTGATTAATCCCCTTTCAGAGCAGAGAAAAACATCATGGCAAAAGCACCACGCAACACCCCTGAATTTGTTGATACGGCTGGCAATGAAATTGACACCGTAAACCCGAACGTCGTGACCCTCGACAAGCCGATTAAGCGCGCCGGTCAGACGATTGATAAAGTCACCCTGATTGAGCCGAACGCCGGAACACTGCGTGGTGTCAGTCTGGCGGCGGTGGCGCAGTCAGAAGTCGATGCACTGATTAAGGTGCTGCCCCGCATGACCTATCCGGCGCTCACCACGCAGGAGCTAACCGCGATGAACCTGCCCGATATGCTGTCGCTGGCCGCGAAGGTGATTGGTTTTTTGTCACCGGCTTCGGCGGAGTAGATTTTCCGCCCGACCTGTCGACCGATGACCTGATGGCGGATATCGCAGTGATTTTCCACTGGCCGCCATCAGAGCTCTATTCCCTGAGCCTGACCGAGCTCATCACATGGCGCGAAAAGGCGCTGCAGCGTAGCGGAAACCACAATGAGTAATAACCTGAGGCTTGAGGTATTGCTGAAAGCGGTCGACCAGGCGACCCGACCGCTTAAATCCATCCAGACCGCGACTAAAACCCTGTCGGGTGATATTCGTGACACACAAAAAGGGCTGCGTGACCTGAACGGTCAGGCGTCAAAAATCGACGGTTTTCGCAAGGCCAGTGCGCAACTGGCTGTGACCAGTCAGTCACTTGAGAAAGCAAAACGCGAAGCCGGTGAGCTGGCCGTGCAGTTTAAAAACACGACCAGTCCGACCCGCGCGCAGGCGCAGGCGCTCGAAGCGGCGAAACGCGCCGCCTCTGAGCTGCAGACGAAATACAACAGCCTGAGGACGTCAGTGCAGCGCCAGCGCTCCGAGCTGATGCGGGCTGGTATTAATACCCGCACCCTGTCTGCCGATGAGCGTCGGCTCAAAACTTCCATCAGTGAAACGACGGCGCAGCTTAACCGCCAGCGTGAGGCACTGGCGCGCGTCAGTGCGCAGCAGGCAAAATTAAGCCGGGTTAAAGCCCGATACCAGTCAGGCAAAGAGCTTGCCGGTAACATGGCCGGAGCAGGTGCTGCCGGGGTAGGTATCGCGACAGCGGGAACGATGGCCGGGGTGAAATTACTGATGCCCGGTTATGACTTTGCGCAGAAAAATTCCGAACTGCAGGCCGTACTCGGGGTTGATAAGCAGTCGCCAGAAATGCAGGCGCTACGCAAACAGGCTCGCCAGCTCGGCGACAATACTGCCGCCTCTGCAGATGATGCTGCCAGTGCGCAGATTATTATCGCAAAAGGTGGTGGTGATGCCGCCGCGATTCAGGCAACAACGCCAGTTACTCTGAATATGGCGCTTGCTAACCGTCGCACAATGGAAGAAAACGCCGCGCTGCTGATGGGGATGAAATCCGCTTTCCAGCTCTCAAATGACAAGGTGGCACACATCGGCGACGTGTTGTCGACGGTGATGAACAAAACCGCCGCAGACTTTGACGGCCTGAGCGACTCGCTGACCTACGTCGCGCCGGTGGCGAAAAACGCCGGGGTGAGTATAGAGCAGGCAGCGGCGATGGTTGGTGCGCTGCACGACGCCAAAATCACTGGCTCGATGGCCGGCACCGGAAGCCGTGCCGTGCTCAGTCGTTTACAGGCTCCAACCGGCAAGGCTTATGACGCCATCAAGGAGCTCGGCGTGAAAACGGCGGACAGCAAGGGTAACACCCGGCCTATTTTCAGTATTCTGAAAGAAATGCAGGCGAGTTTTGAGAAAAATAAACTTGGTACTGGTCAGCGCTCTGAATACATGAAAGCCATTTTCGGCGAAGAGGCAAGTTCATCTGCAGCGGTCCTGATGACTGCCGCATCAACCGGCAAGCTCGACCAGCTAACCGCCACGCTTAAAGCCTCGGACGGAAAAACGGCGGAGCTCGTTAAGGTCATGCAGGATAACCTCGGCGGCGACTTCAAAGAGTTCCAGTCGGCCTATGAGGCAGTAGGTACTGACCTTTTTGACCAGCAAGAGGGCTCGCTGCGCAAACTCACCCAAACCGCTACACAATACGTGTTAAAGCTCGACGGCTGGATCCAGAAAAACAAAGGTCTGGCGACAACTATCGGCATTATTGCCGGTGGCGCACTTGCTCTGATTGGAATCATCGGCGGCATTGGTCTCGTTGCGTGGCCGGTTGTCATGGGGATTAACGCCATTATCGCCGCTGCTGGCGTGCTGGGTACGGTCTTTACTGTTGCCGGTAGTGCCATTGTGACCGCACTCGGCGCAATTACTTTGCCGATAGTAGCCGTCGGTGCGGCGATTGTGGCCGGGGCGCTGCTTATCCGTAAATATTGGGAGCCCATCAGTGCGTTTTTCTCGGGGGTGATTGAGGGCATCATGAGCGCCTTTGCTCCGGTCGGTGAAATGTTCGCTCCACTGGCACCTATTTTTGACGGCCTCGGTGAGAAACTGCGCGGCGTCTGGCAGTGGTTTAAAGACCTGATTGCACCAGTCAAGGCAACGCAGGAGACGCTTGATAGCTGTAAAAATGTCGGTGTCATGTTTGGTCAGGCACTGGCCTCTGCGTTAATGGCTCCGCTTAATGTCTTCAATAAACTGCGCAGCGGGGTCGACTGGCTTCTCGAAAAGCTCGGCATGATCAACAAAGAATCGGACAGTCTCGACCAGACTGCCGCCAAAACTAACGCCGCCACGCAGGGTAATTCCTACATTCCGGCGACCAGCACCTATGGCGGGTATCAGGCTTATCAGCCAGTTACCGCACCGGCGGGACGCTCTTACATCGACCAGAGCAAAAGCGAATACAACATTACGCTACCGGGCGGTGTTGCGCCGGGGCATCAGCTCGACCGCCAGCTACGCGACACGCTCGAACAAATTGAGCGCGAAAAGCGTGCGCGTCAGCGCGCCAGCATGAGCCACGACTAAGGGAGAATTAAACGATGATGCTTGCTCTTGGCATGTTTGTATTTGAACGCCGCACCCTGCCTTATCAGTCGATGCAGCACTCGAAGGATTATCGATGGGCGTCTAACGACCGGGTAGGCAAACCGCCTGTATATCAGTTTCTCGGCGAGGGAGAAAACTCGATCCAGCTTGCCGGTACGCTTTACCCTGCTATTACCGGCGGTCGCATATCCTTGTTGGCTGTTGAGCTGATGGCTGACGAGGGTAGAGCATGGCCGCTAATTGAGGGAACCGGCAATATCTTTGGGATGTATATCGTCGATAAGGTGTCGACCACGCATACCGAGTTTTTCAGCGATGGCGCGGCCAGAAAGATTGATTTCACGCTTTCGCTTAAACGGGTCGATGAATCACTGACAGCAATGTTTGGCGACCTGAATAAACAGGCCAGTGAGCTTCTCGGCTCTGCCGGTAATCTGACCGATAAGCTACAAGGTGCGCTCGGAGGGCTGACCGCATGATTACGGGCATGACCATTGAGGCCGGTGCCAGCCTTACACCGGCATTTATGCTGACACTGAACAGCCAGGACATTACCAGCAATTTTAGTGACCGGCTGATTTCTCTGACTATGACCGACAACAGGGGTTTTGAGGCTGACCAGCTCGACATTGAGCTCGACGACACCGACGGCAAAGTCGAGTTACCCCTGCGCGGGGCGGTGCTGACGCTGTGGCTTGGCTGGCAGGGCTCGGCACTTCTGAATAAAGGCGATTTCACCGTCGATGAGATTGAGCATCGGGGGGCGCCTGATGCTCTGACCATCCGGGCACGCAGCGCTGACTTTCGCGGAACGCTCAATTCTCGGCGCGAGGAATCATGGCACGATACCACACTCGGCGAACTGGTCAGCACCATCGCAAAGCGCAATAAATTGACGGCCAGCGTTGCGGATTCGCTGAAACAAATCCCGGTACCACATATTGACCAGTCACAAGAATCCGACGCGGTGTTTCTGACCCGCCTCGCCGACCGCAATGGGGCGGCAGTATCAGTGAAAGCGGGAAAATTGCTGTTTCTGAAAGCTGGCAGTGCGATGACGGCCAGCGGCAAACCCATCCCGCAAATGACATTAACCCGCAGCGATGGTGACCGTCATCAGTTTGCCATTGCTGACCGAGGGGCCTACACCGGCGTAACGGCAAAATGGTTGCATACCAAAGACCCGAAGCCGCAAAAGCAGAAAGTAACACTGAAACGTAAGCCAAAAGAAAAACACCTTCGAGCACTGGAGCACCCGAAAGCAAAGCCGGTTAGTAAAAAAACAAAGGCTAAAAAAGAGCAGGAAGCCCGCGAGGGGGAGTATATGGCCGGTGAGGCTGATAATGTGCTGGCGCTGACGACGGTCTACGCTTCAAAAGCGCAGGCGATGCGCGCCGCTCAGGCTAAGTGGGATAAACTGCAGCGAGGCGTAGCGGAGTTTTCAATTACGCTGGCGCTCGGGCGGGCTGATTTATTCCCTGAGACACCTGTGCGCGTGTCAGGCTTTAAGCGCGTCATAGACGAGCAATCTTGGTTAATCAGTAAGGTGACTCACAATCTGAATAATGGCGGCTACACGACGGGCTTAGAGCTTGAGGTTAAGCTTTCCGATGTGGAGTACAGTGATGAGTCGGATAATGAATAAAATTCATTCACAAAAAGTGAATTTATGATTATCATTGCTTCACGAATTGAGAATGAGGGGTGGGTTATGTTTCATTGTCCGAAGTGCCATCATGCCGCACATGCGCGAACAAGCCGCTATCTAACCGAAAATACGAAAGAGCGCTATCACCAGTGCCAGAACATCAACTGTAGTTGCACGTTTATGACAATGGAAACGATAGAGCGATATATTGTTACTCCGGGAGCCATTGATCCGGCACCGCCACACCCGACTGTTGGTGGTCAGCGGCCATTGTGGCTCTGA